AGAATAAACTTGACCTAGACCCGGAGCAAAGTAATTAAGCGCCATAGGTATAATAAGAGGAGCAGCCTTCTTTAAAGCTTTTCCTACACCCTTAGCTATCTTACTCACAGATTTAAATAACTTCTTAAAAAAGAACTCTGGTAATCCTGTTGTAGGGTTCAAACTATTTTTGCTCTCACCAACAACATATCTTTCAGGATCTTCTACACCTAGTTCTCTTAAATGACTAAATATACTTTCTTTTAAAGCAGGGTTCTTTTCAATCAAGGCCCGTGGGACGATGAGCTCGCCTGTTTCAACGTGAGCTACGGTGTCATCCCCATAACGACCAAAGTTAGCCATTTTCTTACCTACTTCCGAGAACTGAGCAATACCATTCGTACCGAACTGCTCTCGGAGCTCTTCAGCCTCTAATTGCTCTATCTGCTCATCGGACATTACAAAATCAGCAATACCGCCCGCAGGGATAACTTGTTGTTTAAGCGCTTGATTCATGTTTACTACCTTACCATGAAAGTTTTACTTGTTCAATCCTATATCTGCGATATCGCACTTGTTGTGATTCTAGTTTTAATTAGCTCTTGTATACTAGCCACAACAATAAGTCTGTTTGCATTCCCCGCTTGTACTTTTATGACATCACCACCTTGTAATATCAAATCTCTTGTTAGTATCTCTTCGGTTGCGTGTCCTGCTACACTTTTTTCAAACAATTCAAAAATATTATTTTCTTTGTCTGTTAAAGTTACAGTTAAAGTATCACCATTGTTACTGCTATCATGAACTAAAATTGAATTAATAACTGAGGCATTTGATTCTGCTCCAGTAGGTGCTGTATATAAAATAGTGTTATTAGTTGTTGTTAGATCAACTTTTGCATTTGTTAAACCTTGAATATATTGAGGAATACTGGTTACTAACATTATCGTCTTCCATCCTCTCTTATATCAACCCTTGGAGATCCTAACTTGTACTTAGTTCCCAACGAGGTAGAGTCAATCCGTAGAGCGAAAGATCTACCTCGAAGACGATAATCTAATTTTTTTGTAAACTGTTCTACAGGACTAGTTGTAGATCTCTGTGTATTACCTGATTCAGTTTGACTAAAGTCAGCACCTGGGAAATCTTTTACCTTCATTGTAAAGGACACATCTGGATTTGTGCTTGTTGATCCGTTAAATGTCACATCTGGTATAACTCTTTTTAATGAAACAAACTTATCACCATCGCCTATATCTATTGGTGCAGATTCAATAAACGATGTCATAGCTGATCCATCATCATCGTAACCTACTTCATGGTTGTATAAATATTGATCACCAGTGGCTACAGGTAAAGTTCTAATACCTCTGTCAAGCCATGCTTGACGAGCCATTGTTCCATAATACCATACTTTTTCTGAATAATTATAAGCAACATATTTATCTATTTCGACACTACCAGATGATGGATAAAACCATAATAGCTCACTAAATTCAGAATTAACACCTACATGAACTTTGTCTCGTTCTTCAAAATTAAAATCTAAAAAGACTTTATCTTTAACAGTACATGGTAATTGTACAGTTTGACCGCCACCATACACATAAAAAGTATCAACACCCATCCAATACACTGCATCTTCTACAGCAATAGCAGAAGAAGGACTCATTATAGTTATGTTCTTTGATAGTTCTTGCAGACCAAAAGTAAATGGAGGACCTATAAATTTCATGGCGTGTAGTGTTTTATTTGTAAAAACAAGCAACTGTTGCTTCGTTTCAACAGCTTGAACAAAGGTCGATCCACCACCAAGTCTTAAATCACCAGCTGTGTTTGTGGCAGTCGGGAACCAATCTAATGGATTTTCTTGTGATGAAAATCTAATTAACAACGGATCTTGTACTCCGTCTCCATCAGGAGATGCTAAATTAGCACCAAAGTTATCACACCCAAAAGCAATAACGTGCCTATCTTGGTCAGAAACTAAAACTTGTTTAGCTCTTTGTGGAATACTTGTTTTTGTACCAACAAGAGTGTTTAATTTTACCGCCCTTCCGCTCAATCCATTTGTTCTATCCCAATAATAAATAGCCCCATCTCTTGGGTTGAGTATTAAATCTTCTCCAAAGTTATCATGCGACCATAATCTGATTTGTGCACCGGGAACCGTGATCGATGCTGCACTACCCCATCCTACAAAGTCATCTGTAGCAAGAGTATTACCTGTGGCTAATCTAACCAATGATCCATTGGCATGTGATGTTGCTGTTGTGCCACTATGTCCACGGGTCACTGTCATTGTATTATCATCAGCAGAAGCGGTGATAAGCATTAACTCGTTATTAATTAAAACAACATCGCCTTCTGTAGTCATACCTGTTTCATCAACAACATCAACACCTGTCTCACTTCCATCGAGAGCTTCATTTAAAGTTGTAGCCAAAGCACCACTAGTTGTACCACTCCATTGTCCTGCACCCCAACCAGTACCACCTACGGTCACATCTAGACCTGTCTTTAACTGATAAACTCCAACAACACTAGCACCACCATTACCTGTATCAGAAGCATTGGCTGCAATAGCAGAGGTAATTGTATAACTGTTGGAACTAATAATAGATGCGATCTGATATTCTTTATTCAAGACAGCGGCTGTTATATTGCCTCCTAAACTAGTCGCACCAGAAAAGGTTACAAAATCATTTTCATTAGCACCGTGTGCTGGGTCTGAAACAGTTATGGTTGTTGAACCATTTGTAGCTGAAAAGGTTACATCCCCTGCACTGGTTGTAGCTCTAATAGGTGTAATATCATTGAAGCCTTGACCTTCTTCAATATAGTATTTTAGTTGTGTGCCTATCCCTAGAAGATCGGCTCCATCTAATGTTACCCAGTTATGTAAACGTCTTGCCGAACCTTGAAATGTTTCTGTTGTGTATTTAGTCCAGCCTCCTATCTTTTCTGGAAAACCAAACCTAAACCTTACTTTATCACCGTCAATATAACCGCCTTCATTACTTTCAGATGTTATGTCAGATATAATACCAGGTTTAAATTTTAATTTAGTAATAGGCATTAGCTTGAGATCTCTTGAAGAACTAAAAATGACCCACTGTCAAATGCTGTATTTATATTTACCACAACATCACTAGTTTGGTTTGTTTGTGCTTTTATTTCATAAGTATGAGAAGCAGCCGATCCAGGAGAATCTAAATAAAGAATAGGACACATAACTCTAATTGATTGAGTATCACTTAATCCTTGTCCTACAGTGCCAACAACTGCTATTTGTGAGCCACCTCTAAAAAGAAAAAAATTTGTTTTGCTCGCTGCAACCTGATCATTATCTCCACTTGTTCGATAAGCTTCAAAATCAACGGCGATATTAGCTTGAACTAAAACTTTGTTGCTTGAACTTGCTGTTGTAATAGCTTGTGATAGTCCAAAACTAGTTTTAGAACTAGCACTAATACCAGTTTGGCTTGTTGCAGTATCTTGTAAAACTTGGAGAACTTTACCAACAGAACCCACATTTGATAAAGTGCCTGTAGATCCAGTCGTAATATTTGTAATCCTACCATAAGCATCGACTGTAATTTGATCTATCTTAGTACCATCAGCTGTTGAACCATAAGTGCCTGCTCCTACACCTGCGGTAGAAAGGGCAACAGCATCTGACGATACAGAAATACCTGTCCCTGCACCTACAGCAAGTGTTCTTGTTGAACTTAATGTACCACCACCTGTCAATCCGTCACCTGCGGTAACACCCGTGTTTATTGTAAATGTTAGATCATATGGATCACCGTCTGAACCTGTAGAAGTATCAGTCCAGTTTATGTCAACACCACCACCTTCTACAAACTTAACTTCTTTATCATTCGTAATTGTTACTTCTGTACCATCGCCATCCTCAAGAACAAAATTATCCATTGTAGGACCTGTTGCAACGTTAGTAACTCTACCATAAGCATCTAAGGTAATTGTATCTATTTTCGTACCATCGTCTGTGGACCCGTAGGTTGCAGCACCTGCACCTGCCGTGGCTAGAGCAATTGTAGGTGTGCCACCTTCTGAAGACGATGAACCAGATATACCCGTTCCAGCAGTTATTGTGGCTACATAATTACCAGTTGTTTGTGTGCTTAATGCTACCGCATTATTGGCTATCGTAGCAGAAGTGATTGCATCGTCTGCTATCTTGGCAGTGGTTATGGCATCGTCTGCTATCTTGGCAGTCGTGACATTCGAATCAGTTATTTTTGCAGTAGTAACAGCATTACTTGCTAATTTATCCGCAGTAACATTTGCATCAGTTATTTTTACAGTAGTAACGGCATTACTTGCTAACTTTGCTGATGTTACACTTGCATCAGGTATAACTGGATCTATTTTAGCAACGTTAGCATTTGACCCAGAACCATCTGCGTATACAATAGCTGCCGTGCCATTGGCTAAAGCAAGAGTAGTTCCTGAACCACCACCTTGTTTTATAGTGGCGGTTTGACCAGTAGCATTGCTAATAAAATACCATTTTTGTTGATCGTTAGGATCTATTGTTAAGTTAAATGCACCAGAAGGTGTGCCACCTAATAACAATACTTTATGGTGTCCATCTGACAATGTGCCGTCATTTGAAGTTAATGTTGTATTACCAGATATAGTTAAGGTAACAACTCCGTTAAGAGCATCGTCTATAATATCAAAGTTGGTATTGGTTGTAGTTCCCCAAGTTCCAGCTTGTTCTCCAGACGTTATCTTTTCTATTCCCGTATTTGATGTATATGTACTTGCCATATTTACCTCACTGTATCTCTGTCCACGTTTCCGTACCTGACGGAGTTATCTCTGTATATGTCTCTGTACCACTAGGAGTTATAGTTGTATATGTTTCTGGTGTTGCACTTGCATTTACTTCTACAAACAAAATATCTCCTACTGAGGTTTTAATAAAACTTAACTCGGCACTTGAAACACCTGATCCTATCATAATACCATTTGATGTTTCTGTAAATGTAGTTTCAATATCTATAGCCTCTTCTGCTAATATTGATCCTTTAATAAATACAGCAGCCGATGTTATCGTATTGTTAAAACTTAAATTAGAATTAGCACCTGCTGAAATATAAATGCCATTTGATGTTTGTGTGAAGTTACCACTTATTTCGGAAACACCAGCTAATATACCAATACCTACAGAAGTTTTGGAAAAATTAGAGCTTATTTCGGAAACACCAGCTAACAATATTGTCTGGTCAGAAAATGGTTTTTCACAAAAGGCAAGTGAGCTAAACATTTATGCTCCTTCTAGTGCTGTTATTCTTGCTTCTAATTCTTGTATGGTTTTTACTAATAGTGGTACTAACTTGGATTGGTCTATAGATTGTGGAACAATATTTCCATCACTATCTACTGCGTCTTTTTCACCAGTAATAGCT